CATAGAAGCGGACAAAGCCCGGCTGACTGTACGGATCGCGAAGAATGCGAAGACCGACACGATTCACCAGGACATAAGCCCGCGACCAGTCGCCGAAGCCTATTGGGAAATTTCCGGCTGAAATATCCGGCATCTGTTCCCAGGTCTCGATCGGATAGCCGAGCAACATGTCAGGCTGTCCGGCAATCAGAGACGGTTGCCAGTGATAGACACCGTCACTTGTCTTGAGCTTACGCACAGATCCGGTCGTAGTCGAATTCATGACCCAGACCGCGCGAGCCCGGTAAGACGTCCGCAGCTTGTAGACCAGATCGATGAGGCTATCGCTGCGGACATTCGGCGCAGACGGCGAGGCGTCGACGTCGGTGTCGGAAACGACATACTCATAGGCGTCGGCGTCGCGAAGCGGCGAACCGAAGTCCTCACCGAGCGTTGGCGTGGTGTTCAGCATGCCGGTCGGACGGTTGGTGCCGTTGCCGTCAATGACGGCCTGGCCTTCCTGATAGGCAAACTCATCCGCAATTTCGTTTGCAAGCCACTCATCGACGTTAAAAAAGACGTCATCAAGCGCCCATTCGGAAACTTGCGGATAAGCATAGAGTTCGCCGTGCGTCGGCGTGCGCTGACGAAGCGTCGGCGTTGCCGTTGCTGAGCGTGTTCCGCTCTCACCAATCCAGCCGGACCCCGCGCCGCGAAGCGATACGAGTTCCTTGTAATCGCTGGTGGAAGTATTCACGACCTTCACGAGACGCCGCACCGGCGAGAAGATCAGCTCGAGCTTTTCGATCATGCGCGAGATGTCTTCCGGAACCGCAAAGCCGCCGCCGATATCGGAACCGATAGTGACGTCCTTGAATTCCTTCTTCGCCTTCTTGCCGATCTCCTGCATCTGGCCCTCAAGCACGGCAGACTGCCCCTTGGCCCGGATCCAGTCGGTGAAGACGGTTTTATATTCGTCCTGCACCTGCTCATGAGCAGTCTTGCCGGAATTAGTGGCACGAGACTCAAGAATTTCCAGCCGTTCACGCTGGAATTCCATTTCCTGCTCGAGCTTGGTTTTCAGCTCGCCCCACTTGTTCAGATCGGCATTGATCTTCCCGAGCTTTTCTTCAAGCTGCGTGGCAAGGCCGTCCTTGCCTTCCTTGATTGCCTGCAACCGCTCATCGTTCGTCTGCTGGTAAGCCTCGAAAGCCTCACCCTGATTCTGGATGGCGTGCAGGATTTCAGCCATAGAACTCATAGCATTTTAATCCTTATGATTAGAATTTTCGAAAGCATCCAGCAAGAATGCGACCAGACAGCTCATCGCTTTTGGTCAATGCAGATGCGATTTCATCCTCATCGACAGCGCCAGAATCCCTCTGGTGAGGATCGCCAAGTATCCCGCTTGAGCCCTCAGTGTCGAATACTCGCGACGTTATGGCCGTCGCCACCTTTCGGCTGCATCCAGCATCCCGCAGGAGCCGCTCGAATTCCCTGGCTTCCGGGACATACTCACCGAAAGCCGAAAGTCTTGTTTTCACGCTGCTGACATCCGCGAGCGGATTCATCGCCAGCGAGACAATCGAGACTTCCCAAAGCTCGATTTCCTTCAACAGGCGCGTTCCGTCATCGGCGAAATCGCGATCAAGCGTCCTGAAGCCGATCGACAGGCCGCGGACAGCCTTCATGCCGAGCAGTGTACGGATCTCATTGCCGAGCTGCGTGTCGGCGAGCACGCCTTTGACGTAAAGGCCTTTCTCGTCTTCGCGCATCTCTTTCCAGGCGCCGGCAACCTGAGAAGGGTCGTGCATCCAGAACATGGACGGCATCGTGCCGGCCTTCTTGTGCGCGGCGAGCGTTCGCTTGAATGCGCCTCGGACAACCACGTCGCCGCCAAGGTCTACATTGCCAAAAACACTGCCATAGCCTTCGAATTCGCGCTCTTTGAGAGCCTTGAGATCGAGACTGAAATCAAGCTTCATCGTCATTGTGATTTCCTGTCTTCTGCGACGGCCATCGCTATCGTCGCCGTCGTCGCCGTCCGTCTGAGCGCGCTCAGCATCTTGAACGTGGCGGCCTTTGCCGCTGCTTCAGTCGCAGCTTCCGCATTCTCTTCCGTGCCATCCGCGGGCGCGCTATTTCCGTTCGCAGGCGGCTCGGCGCTTTGGCCGGACGGCCCCTTGCGCCAATACTCTTCGCCACCGTCCTCTTCGGAGATCGGGTTCATATCCTCATGCTCGCGCCAGTCGTTGGCGTTGATGACGCCGGCCTGGCGCTGGATGTTGAGACCTTCCTGCCGCGATTTGAAATCGCCGCGTAGCGCCGCATCGAGGTTGAACCGGATGATGATACCGGCGCGCCGGTCTTCAGGCGTCAGCAGCGAGCGCTCCATCGCTGCCTCGAGCATGCGCGCGTAAGGCAGAACGACGTTGATGACGAAATCGAGGGATTGCTGCTCGACATTGTTGAACGTACCGCGGGACAGATCGCCAACTAGGTGCGGCGGCACGCCGAACGCGCCGGCGATTACCGTGCGCTGATATTGCCGCGTCTGCAGAAATTGCGCCTTTTCGTTCTCAACGCCTAACGTGTCGACGTCCATGCCGTGCGGCACGATCATAGATTTGAACCGGCCCTTTCTCGAATAGGCGTTCTGAAAATCCTCAATAAAGGCGCGCTCTTCTTCGTCGGTCCTGAAGCCGCGCGACGTCGCTGCATGCTTGAAGATGATGGACGGCATGGCAGAGTTGCCAAAAACAGACGCACCCATGCGCTCGGCTGTAATTTCCAACGCAATTGTTTCAGCAATATCCCTGATCGGACTATCGCCTTTGATGCCATCACGCGCCGCGCCGCGTGCATGCAGCACCTGGTCCGGCCGGAATATCCTGTAAGCGCCGTTTGCAAGAGCAGCGCGATACGTCAGGTCGAGCGTTTCGGAATCCTGACTGATTTCGACGCCACCGGGATGAAGCGGCTGCAACTCACGAATTGGCCCGGTCACACCCCGCGCCTTGAAATAATACAGGTTGCCGTAACGCATTACCCGGCTGGTTGCATCAAGCCAAAACGTCGTGCGATCAGACCATCGGTTCGGCTCCGACAGCAGCCTCATTACCGGATGGTTCGTTTGCACTTCCTTGCGCACGCGCTCCGGCTCGCCATCCGCTACCACCCGCTTCAGCACCCGCACCGGCAGGCTGGCGATGCGCCGCGAAACCGCAGTGACGACAGCGTTTACCGTCGTCGACTGCATGCAGTTTTCCGGCGTGACGGTGATGCCGGAAAAGGTTTCGTTCGCCGCGATCAAGCGGCGCAAGACAGAGTCAACCGTCTCGCCCGATGACTTCCGGGAAAGCGAAATGTCGAAACCAAAAATCTTCAAACGACGACAACCCTGCCGCTGATGAATTGGCGCGTATCGGCTTCAGCGGTAACGGCGACGCTTTTAGCCATTGCCAGGCTCACCAATCCGTCAATCCGCCCGTTGCTCTTGTGTTTCGCCAACTTGCGATTGCCAGCCGGGTCCGATTGCACGACAGCGTTCGCCGCGCACATAGTCAAAATCGGATGATCGCCATGCGCGATCTTCTCATTGAGCAAATCGCTTTCCATGTCGCGCAGCGCCGGCGACATGGATTGAAAGCCCTGCCCGAATTCGACAAAGCGCTCGAGATCATCCTCAGTGAAACCCGCCTTCAACAGCCATGGCTTGAGGTGTCGAAAGTTCCAGCGGTCGAACGCAGTGCGCACAACATTCAGCCCGCTGTAAATATCCCATAGCTGCGCGGCTACCCATTCATATTCAATCGATCTGCCCGGCGTCACCTGCAAATGGCCTTCTGCATGCCATGTGTCATAAGGTACGCGATCCTTGCGCGCACGCTCTCGCAATCCGGCTTCCGGCAACCAGAATGTCGGCTTGACATTCCAGACGCCCTCGACGTCCGCAATAAGCACCAATGCTGTCAGATCGTTGCATTCCGACAGGTCTAGCCCGGCATAGACGGGAAGCCCGGCGAAGCTGTCGACCACCGGCGCAGCGCAGCGCAGCCAAACCGAGCGCGACACAAACGGCGCGTTCATCTCAACGCGCTGGTTGAGAATCAGATTGCGATATTCCGGCTCACGGCTCGGCATGCGCCGCGCATCTTCCGCCATCGCCTGGACTTCCTCAGCGTTCTGAAAATCGCCATAGGCAGGATTGGCCTGCTTGATCGCTTCTTCGGTGAACGGATCAAGATTAACGTCCGCGGTATAAAGCGAAAGCACCACGCGCGGATCATGGCCGGCAGCCGCGTCATCGATGAGCACCGACAGCAAGTCGGCCTCGGTCGGCGCCTGCGTCGAAATCACGATGGACAGCGGCGATTCTTGCGCGGCCGTCGCCGTCTCGAGCGCCTCGTAAAGTTCAGAGCGCGAACCCTTCACCTGGCCGAGCTCGTCATGCACGATAAACACCGGCGACAGGCCGTAAGCCGTCGACGCCTCGGCCGACAATGCGCGATAGAGTGTGCCAAGTTCTTCGCAATAGAGCTGCTTGGCGGTATCGCGGATGCTGACAAAGGCAGCCAGATCCGGCGACATGCGAGCGGTTTTGGCGGCTAGACCAAACAGAATACCGGCCTGGTCGCGCGACTGCGCCGCGCTAAACAGCTGCGAATTCGCGCGCGCTTCAGGCCCGCATAGATGCAGCAGCAGCAGAAACGCGGCCAGCGCCGTCTTGCCGTTCTTGCGGCCAAAACTCAAAATGGCGCGCCTCGTGCCGGCCGGATTGTCATAGATCTTGCAGATCTCACGTCTTTGCCATTCTCGCATCTTGACCGGCTTGCCAACCAGGCGACCTTCCGGAACGCGGCAATATTGCTCGATCCAGGCAACATTGCGTTCACCGCGCGTCTGACTGGCATTTACACGCCTTCCCAAGGCTTCTTCGCGGATCTCGGCGCTTTGTTGCCGCGGTGATTGGTGAGCGACTGCGGCGCAATGCGCAGTTTCGTCGCCAGCATTGCGATCGCGGTGCTGGCGCGAACCGACATGCGCAACAAGCGGTCATAGTCCTCCACCGTCAGCGTCGGCTCTTTCGTCTGCAAATCGAGATGACTGGTTGCCTGCTCAATCATCTCGCCAATGCGCCGAGCATGAATCACCTGGCGGCAATATTCGGTGAGAATTGGTGAGTTCGCCGAGGTAAACCAGTCCGCCGGCTGCGTTTCAACAACGGCCTGCCAAACCTCAGTTTCCTCGTCATTCAAATCGTAAGGCGGCCGCTGCCGCTCGACGAGCTCGACAGGCCGCGTGACGATCTCAAGAGACGCCGCCGATTTTCGTCCGCGTTTTACCATTTCACATTATCAAATCTTGGGGTTCTAACGATTTATAGTTTTTGTTT